CCCCCCCCCCCTCCAAAAAAAATGAAAATATAGCTTTTTTAAGCTAACAAAAAAGGACAATGGTGTCATTTTCTATAAAAAAAGGACAAGGCTTTTGTGATGTTTTAAGGTAATGAAAAATATTCTCTTAAAAAAAAAAGGACCAAAAAGGACCAAAAAGGACCAAAAAGGACCAAAAAAGGACCATTTTAAATAAAAAAAGGCACGAAAATTTACAACGAATGTATTTGAAACCACGAATGATTATGAAGCGTTTGTTTATAGTTGTAATTTTTGTTACTGGTAAAATCAATCAAACTCGAAAATATAGCTTAAATATAGCATTTTATAGCTTTTTATAGCATTTTATAGCTTAAATATAGCATTATTTTTTCTTACCAAAAATGATGTTAAAAATAAAAAAAAGGACATAGTCCCGAATACAAATATGGTGAGGTCGTAAAAAAGGGACCAAAAAAGGACAAAACCATAAAATAGATTTAAAGTTTTATATTTATAGTTTATAATGAACCAAACTTTTAACTGTGAATGCTGTGAGTTTACTACGAATCATAAATCAAAATTTTTGAGACACATGAAAACGAAGAAGCATACAAAATGCATCTCGTCTATAACTTGTCCTGAAAAAGAGATTTTGTCGAATCAATCATATGCATGTAAATATTGTAATAAAGTATTAAAACATCAGTCCTCTCTTTCTAGACATATCAAATATTCATGCAAATACAATAAGGACGAAGATTTGAAAGAGTTGGCGCGCCTCTTTAATGAAAAAGAGAAGAAAATGACTACAAATGAAACTGATTTGGTTCAAATGATGAAAGACAAAGACAAACAAATGGAGAACATGCAAAAACAAATTGATAAACTCACCAATAAATTGCAAATACAAAATATCAATCACGGTATGGTGAATACAAACAACAACACGATTAATATCCAATTGTTAAATCATATGGATACAGATTATAGTCATTTGACTCCAAAAGATTATATGGCATGTATCAAAAGTTGCAATAAATGTGTGAAAACATTGATTGAAAAAGTTCACTTCAATCTAAACAAACCGGAAAACATGAACATCTATTTATCCAATATCAAAGGTAAGTATTTGATGATTTATGAAGACAATACCTGGAAAATAGAAAGTAAAAAAACAAAAGTGGATCACTTATACGATCAAAATGAAATGGTGTTGGAAACATGGTATGATGATTATAAAGACAAATACCCTCATATTATCCAATCGTTTCAACGATATTTGAAGAATCGAGATGGAGATGTTGTTCTCAACAAAGTGAAAGATGAAATACTTATGATGTTATATAACAACCGTAAAATGATATCGTTAGAATAAAAGTAGAATTAAAATATAAACATATTTCCAATCAACTCTATATGGTATTAAAAGACAAAGATGCGTTTATATTTGAAGAAAATGATTCGATTTTTTTGTTTATATATATGAAATTAAATGAAGCACAGTTACAAAAAGCCTTGCCTGTTTCATATATAGAAAACAGCGATAAATGCTACTTATCTTGTTTATTTGATACAGACGGTAGAGATTATATTGGACGAAATTCATTTCAAGATATCATGAATGTAATAGAAAGTGAAACGAAATGTATGAACATCAATAATGATTACACAACAATGAAAAACTGTTTTCCCGATTTGACTTATACATTATATAAACGCTACGTCGCAAGTGCCCATAAACATTTGGATATATAAAATTGAAATAGCTTCGTTCACAAAAGGACTATCAAAATAAAATGTGTGATTTTTCACAAAGTAAAAAACAAGAAGACGACGAAACAGATAATACGATGGATTGTAGTATTTGTATGGAAGCTATAACAGAAAGAGACAATTCCGTATTATCGTGCGGACATCGTTTTCATACGTCATGTTTGTTAGAAAATGCCATAAAAGCAAACAATACTTGTCCTCTTTGTAGAACCACTATTTCAAAAAAAGCAGATATACTTCCCGATTTAAACAAAGAAACCATTTATAATTTCATTCAAATTTCCATTCTTAAACACAAAGGTACCACAAAAAAATGTTTACATGATCTAATCAAAAATTGTTCTCCTGGAGATAGTTGGGATGATTTGTCTAAAAAGAAGAAAAATAAATGCATGAATCTATTTATAGAACATCTTGTAGATTATGGACTCACCATGGGCACAAACATTTCAAAATGGATAGAATCTGGAAATGATCGCATTCAAATGGACGAAGATGATTTGGTTTCTCCATCTACGATTCAAACCATATTAGAAAGTAGAGAATATGATAATTTAACCGAGGTTGTACTTACTGATATAAACACAATTATCACAGATCCACGAGAAGAATTTGTTGTCAATGCCCCACAACGATTTACGGTACAAGGAAGAATTGGATTATCCGAAGAATATATGGGAATCTATGTGAAAGATACAACCCGTGCCATTCGAAATGCACCATTGTATATCAAGAATCAAGAAGATGATGTCATGTTTCTATTTAAAAGTAAATGTGGACGCTGGATGTTTACCGACGACGAATATGATATGGTATGTAATATTTCATCCATATCATCTAAGGATAGAGATATGGATCTTCCAAATGAAGAAGATGGTGTATATGAATATGCTGGACCAGACTCTTGGGTTGTAGATTCTCTTATAAAAGTATTTGAAGATCATTATGAACCTATTGCATTAGTTCCCTTGTTTGTTGTCTAATGATTTATTTCATCAATTGAATTCCTTGAATAACCACCACTATACCCATTAGTTTTTTTATGGTGAATATATCACGTTTCAAGAGTAGATCCATGATAAATGTAAAAACGATGCCTACGCCGCACCAAATGGTATACGCCATATTTAAGGAATATTTATCCAGAGATTTTGGAAATAAGTAGAAAGAAACACCGTAGCCCATATAAATGGGTATAAACCATAGTTTGTTTTGTTTTACATTTGGAAGACACAACGTACAAGCGGTTTCCAGTATGATAGAAGAGGATAAATATAAATCGGGGGTTAATAGAGATTGCAATGTATTAAATTTGAGGACAGACGTCGGGTTTGGTGAATGTAAAAGGGGGAGAAGACGAACCTTCATGCTTATGGATATATACTATTTTTTATATATAAAAAAATGGAATATAATACATTTTTGTGGGTTTTGTGATACCTATGATTTTAGGGAATTAAGGAATGAGTAAAAGGACAATAGGTTCCCGTGGGAATGACATGTTGTTTATCATAATCATATGTATATGAATCATAGTCCGTTAGATCATAAAAGTAATTCTTATTCTTAATGGTAATAAGACGATAATTGATTGGATCATCGGTCCATAACATTTTATGGTCGTCTAACCAATCGGCACAATAATCCAGACGACCATAAAGATTCATTTCATAGGCTTCGTAATATTGATTGATAAAATGGGGTTTCTGTTTGATCATTCCCAAAAAGGTGAAGGTGTCGTATTTTTCAAGAATATGTTGCGCACTATGAATAACAGGTGGATGAATCGCCAAAGAACGATTGATTCCGCGAGTTGCTTTCATGAGAGCACTCATGGTAGTTGTGTGTTTTATAAAATAAACGAGCACATTGTGATTCAATTTTTTACGCATTGTGTCTGCAACTTTTTCACGACAAATAGTTTAATACAATGGCAGCGGCGAAGGAGTTGGGGTTCTATCAAACGTGATTCGTAGTTTTGCCAAGGATTTGTAATTACAAAGCAGAAAGGATTGAATGTATTTTCGTAGCTCCATGGGAAGAAACGATATATACAATATTTCAAAATAATCACAAAACTCATTTTCTTTAATCCGATTTAGGTCTTTCATATATTCTTTGCACCCTAGTTTCAAATAACTTTTTTCTATTTTTTCAATACGATTTCTAAAATGATATTTGAAATACTTATAAAAGGATTCAAAGGAAAATTGGTCGATATGCGTTTGAACGTAGGCACTGCGTATAGTAACACATTTTCCATATAAGCTTTCTTTAAAAGAAGTCTGTTTTGATAGAGTCTTCAAATGGATCGTTTCATTGATACACGATTCAATGGTATACAATATTTCCCGATATTCACAATTGAAACAAATATCTTGGTGATTATGAATGGAACGAATTTGTATACTACAATTTAAAAACTCATTGGGAGTGAAATCAATCATTTTGTCCTTCAATTGTTGTAATAAGGTGGTATTCACATGGATATTTTCATCTATGCGAATAAATGATTTCATAATGTGATGTTGGTTTGATATTTGAATGTAAAATCAATTTTTGTAGAGTTGTCTTTCAAATAGAAAAGACAAAATCAATAGATATCAACGAAGTATAGTGTATGTCGGAGGAACAATAAGATTCATTATATTTTATTCTTTTCTACCTGTTCCATAAGGACCATATTACGCTGAGCGCGCTTTATGAGGTTTTGCGATTCTTTTTGAAATTGAGGGTTTTCGTGGATCTCCATGTATGTAGTATAACACAACGCACAATCCATGGTATAATAGGGGATCGGTTGTTCTTTTTTATCAATAAGCCCCATGGCGCTACAAATGGCGTTCTTATTATAACCAACCAAATCTAAAATGCCTTTCATGATTTTTACGAACGTTTTGTCGTCAAATGGGTTTTGGGTAGCCATGTATGTTATACGCATTTGTGCTTAAATCTATTTTCATAATGTGTCTTTCTTCTTCCTTCTTTGATATTTCAGTATACAAGAGTTCGTAATTGTATTATAAATAATATATTGAATTAAAATAATATATTGAATTAAAATAAAATAAAATATTTAGTTATTATATAATAATAATGAGTGATAAAGTCTTGAAGAATATATTTGAAACCGTGGAGAAAAAGACGTCGAAATTAACTATACCCAAGTTAATACATGGATTTATTAAAACAAGTGATTTATTATCTAAAAATGAAGAAATCTTAGATATAATGGATGAAAAATTAGATGTTAAATTAAAAGCAATTTTAGATATATATGCTTTAGTGTTTGCTGGGAATACATTGTTCGACGGTAGAAACAGGCGCGGCAATGCAAAAGACGGTAATTCATTTAATCTGAATCGGAATGCTATCAGAGGTAATAAGAAAGGAGGCACGGCTTATAATGAGAATGATTCAGATAATTCTGAATCAGGTAATTCTGATTCAAATTCTGATTCAGATAATTCTAAAAGTTCATATGAAACAAAAACAGAAAAATTGATAAGGTTGGGAGGTACAGTACATGGTGATCAAACCACCAGTATCGCTATATATGAAAGTATCACACGAGATGCTGCGACTATGTCGACGAAGGAGAGAATGGAATTATTGAAACTGTCGCAGACGCCGGCGCAGATGCGAGAACGAAGGAAAACACTAAAAGAGGAGACGAGATTCTTTGAGAGGCGGGCCATGATGGAATATCAAGCCAGGGATCAGGAGATAGAATATCAAAAATATGAGGATGAAATAAGAAAGGAAGTCGTACATTATGGCTTTGCCGCCGCC